TACTCAGATCCATTATTATTCCCAGAGTATCAATCTTGTTGCCTAACTGCCGGGCAACAGCGCTTCTCTCTACATTTAGAAGGGCAATTTCTCTTTCTGCGCGCTTCTGCAATACTCCTTTGGCCCTTCCAATCTCTCTGGTTGAAATCAACTTCTCTCCGGCCTCTTCTGCCTGAACCAACAACTCTGTGTTTATCCTGTCTATGTTAGCGTCTATGTCTGCCAATTCTGTTTCTAAGGGTTCTATCCCGAGCTTTGCCTTCTCCTGGGTAAAGAGATCCATTAAAGAAACAGGAGCTGGGGCTTCAGTTTCAAGCCCTTCCTCAATATCTGCCAGTATCGTTGCTGAATCTCTAATGTCAATATCGGCATCTTCTCCAATGGAATCAAAAATGGTCTGGGCAAGTTCGTTTGCCTCGCCTGCATCTTGATCCACAGGTGGCATAGCAGTGCTTGCTATTTCTGCCTTTATCCTTGAGCTTGTCACGACTTCCCCTCTTGCTTTGATTGCCTCACTTGCGTTATACCAATCCCAAGAAGGATAACCCGATGGAGGGGGACCTGTTTGAGTTGGAGCTGTTGGCTTAGCCTCTGCTATTGGTGCAGGTGTGGGTGTTGGCGTAGGAGTAGGCGTAGGAGTAGGCGTAGGAGTAGGCGTAGGCGTTGGTGTAGGCGCCACAGGTGCAGCCCCTGCTGCAGGTGCAGGCCTAATAATTTCAAAACGTTTGCCTGTCTCTGGGTCTCTTGCACCCCATTCGTGGATACGTCCATCAGGTAATACTTTGCTTCCTATTATTGTCTTGTCTATTGGCATATTAAATATTTTTAAGTTTTAACTTCTTTTTTTTCTAACACATCTATTTTCTCTAAAAGCTCTTTTTGACCTTTAATTAACATACCGATAATCGGTTTTAAATCTATATGCTTCTCTGCATTTTTTCTCCTTTCAACTATAAACTCCTTCGGAAAGGCCTTAGTGTCAAAGCAGAGAACATCATTCACCGTTGTAGCCTTCTTTATCTTTTTTAACTGGGTAAGCCCTGATTCAAATGTCGGGATTGGAGAGGCATCGTTTCTTTCATCATACCAACAGAGGTCTGCCCACGCCGCATCTCCACGACGAACCCTCACAGTATCATCAGTGGTGTAATAATACATCTGCCCGACATACAGATTCGTTGTAGGAAAACCGTTACTATTCCAAAGCCGCATTCTTGTTAAAAACTTTGTCTGATATGAATATGTGTCTATCAATTCAGTTGTGCCACCATAAATACTACCTGTTATGTAAAGATTCCTCCATCCAATACCAGAAATACCTAAGTCGAGAGTAGCATTTGCGCTTGGAACAAAATGCACATACGAAGCATTCACCAATTCTAAAGAAGCAAAACGGAGATTGCCATTGTGATAATTGTAAACTCCTGTCTCAGAGTAAAATTTAATCGTTGCACTGTCAGCAGTAAGTTCAATCCCTGTAGTTCCAACCACAAGCAGAGTGCCTGTCCCATTATCTACAAGATAACTTTTAAGACTATCTGCGGCGTTCCACCAAGTCAGAAATGAAGCATATCCGCCAACAGTTGCTATTTCGAGTCGCGCATTTCCTGTTGTAGCAGTCCTGTATTTTCTTCCTGTTATTATTCCAGCAGTAATATAATCACCAGACAAAGTAGATCCGGCCCCCATTGTTATTGCCCCACTGATTATTGCTCCAGCGGCAGTTAAAACTCCTGCCTGTGTGATTGTAACAGCTGGTGCTCCTGTTGGCCCAGCTGTAAAAGCTGTAGCCCCACTTGATAAGATAGTAGTATTTCCTCCTGCCGTAGCAGACAACGAGGTTGCCCCAATAGTCCAGCCTCCAATAGTCCCTGCGGTTGCTGTGATAGTTCCTGCAATGTTAGCGCCAGTTGCAGCCAATATCCCCAAAGGCGTAACCCTGAAAGAAGCATTGGCAAAAACAGCAGCGCCAAGCCATATCCCATTTTTATCAGCTTTAAATACAGTATCTCCAGAACCTATGGCCAACTCTTTTAATTTTTTTAAATGAGCAAACCCCATCCTCTCTTGGGCTTGAGCTTGCAATATATCGTATTTTTCATCAAATAAAGGTTTTCCTTCTATTAAAATCACGATTGTCTTTTTACATTATCTCCATAACCAAAATTCTCTACTTCCGGAGCATCATTTGAATTTACAGTAAAGTCAATTCTTATTTGAAGCGCGGCAACCTCGGGGATGGTCCCTTCTGTAGTTTTTACCTGCATCAGCTTTGTATCATCAACAACAGTTACCGCATCGGAAAAAGATGCCTCATGTTTCTTTTTATACTTAAACCCAATCGCTGTGCTCGCTGGCAGGCTCACATAATCTGCGAAGAAATCCGAAGCGGTCTTTAGAAAGGATCTGGCACCTGCCTCTGTCAGGACCATTGTCTCAATGTAAGCAGAGGCGTATTTAGCGCTCCAGTTTAGCTTATCTACCCCAACCGAAGTAGCACTTTCCCACGAAACAAGTAAATCCGCTCCTACGGCCAACACAGCCCCTATAACAACACTTGAAAGACCTGCCGACACCGGATAGGATAAATCAAGAACCTTTAGATAATCTTTAGAGTAAGAACCTAAGCTATAAACTCCTTGTTCTGTTGGGTTGCCTGCGCCATTTGAGAACCCAAATACTGGGATTGTCAATAGAGTAGAAACTGCTTGAGGGTAAACCTCACCATATTTTTCAGGACTCCATTCACCGGGTATCCTTTTATCAGGAACTAATCTTACTCCATCATAAAAGTAGATCCTGCCATATTTCCCTGCCTGGGCATATACATAATTGTCATCTCTAATAAAAGCGTTGATCCCATTTTCTTCGATGGAATCTGAGGTCTGCCAACTCTCGTCATCATAGGTATCCCAACGTATTATTTCAGTTTTATTGACATGATCATCAATGTAGGTGCCAATAAGAAGGTCAATATCAAACTCAATCATTGTCTTTATCCTATATGGTGTTCTTAAATCCAGAGCATTTGCAGTAAATTGGTGGCCGGTATCTTCATAAACCTTAGCAACATAATTAGCATCTCCTATAAAGAGCCTTAATCCTCGCACTACCATTGGATGAAACTCTGCATCTTTATTTGTAAAGGTAGCCCAATCCTCTTCTGCGTTAGTAGTCCAATGTGCCAGAGTAGCGATATCTGCTATTGGTATTCTATGAAGGCTTTCTGCGGTAGCCCAGTAAATATACCCATCATATTCGGCTGCTCCTAAGCAACCATCAGCTCCGGTGGCAACAGTTGTATGAACCAAAAGCCAGGTGCCTGTTGTTGACCTTCTCCATATCTTTCCAGTCGTGTAGGAGAACCAAAATGTTTCTCCGCTTGATACTGCAAGGCGCACTCTACACAAAGCATCTACGGTTGATCCGCTCTCTTTTGCTAATGCCTGGTGGATTTTAATAAGGCCGGGAGTGCTATGAACATCTATCCCGACCATTTTAGCCACGCTTCCCAGTATCCCTGAAAACTTACTATCGGCTAAACCTTTTAAACCTTGTGGAAATAATACAGGCATTATTTTTTCTCTTTATTTTCTTTTTTCTTTTTAACTTTTAATAAAGTAATTGTCTGCTTTCCATCGCTAATATCAAATGGTTTTCCTTTATGGGCTAAATCCATAAGATGATTCATTAATTCCCCAGCTCCTAATTGAGCGCCCTTTTGTGTTATTTCTCCTTTGATCCTTTTATAGGCCTGCCAAATATTATAGATAACAAGAGCCACAACAACGATTGGTATTAAAAGTTCACTAATTAAGTTAGTCATCATAATTGTTTTTTAATTAAAATATTTATCCCTCCTCCAAACTCTATTCCCCCAAAACCTACTTCTAAATCCTCTAACACTTCAGCCTGCTCCGCCGTTATACAGATCTCCTCCTGTTGTTTTGTGATAATCACATAATCACATTCGGGCCTTCCCATCTCGGCCCCAATATAAACGCTTCCTCCAAGAAGGAGAGCTATTATTGCTGCTTTTAGCTTTTTTAATATTTCTTTTATTTGCATGTTGCTGGTTTAGTTGTTGTAGCTGTTAATGCTCCATTTAAAGCAGTGACATATGTTAGTCCTCCCCCATCACTGTCTCCCATTACCAGACAGCCAGAATCATCTGCGTCTCCTATATAAACAGTGGTTGAAGCAGTATCGTCTAAAACATTCAAATCTTCAAAAGTAGCAATAGGAGCAACAAATTCTCCCGTATCTGCACGAAAGTAGAATACAACAGTATTTGACCCATCTCCCCTCAATATAGAGAAATAAACAGCGCCAGTAGTATTACAACTTCTAAATAATCTAATCTGTGCTGTGCTTGACGCATCGCCAGGCATAGCATCTAAATTTCCTATAATGTTTCCGCTTGTGTTTGTCCATTTCAAGTATTTATTCGCAGTCATCTCTATATGATCTCCTATCTTTGTTATTGGAGTTGTATGATTCAAGAACGAAACAAAGGTTTCTGTGCCACTGTCTGTTAAAAATGTAGTTGTGTAACTGCTGCCATTCCCTTTTATGACATTGTATTGTCCAGAATTTATTACTACTCCCTTATCAAGAAGTTCTAACCAACCATCAAATTCATTCGTATCTCCTGTAATGTTCACCCCAGTAGCGCTTGTTGCGCTCTCTATGGCAAGATTTTTTGCTGTATTCCTATTCCCTGTCATTATTAAACCAGTGCTACTTGCGTGATTATAAGGATAAATTCTTCCTCCAATAATATGATTAAAATTGTGGGCAATGTTTATTGAAGTTGCGCAATCATAAATATATGGATTATAAACAGTGTTATAAAGAATAGCGGTTTGGAGAAGCATTCCCGTATCAAATTTCTCCATCACTGGATTTTCAATTGTTGAATACAGGTTTCTATACCAGTGAATCCCAATGCCTTGACGTGTAGTTGTCTGCTTGAAATGAGGATTAACAATCCTAACATTTAATAAATTGCCCCCTGCTGAAGTTTTTAAGAAGGCTGCATCAAAATCTCCTTGGATTATCGCACCCTTATCAAAAATTAAATCCGTATAAGAAACCTTTATGAAAATAGTTGTTGCAATATTGTAAGTTCCTCTTTTTATATAAACAGTTCCTCCCTCAGCAGGCAAAGAGTCAATAGCCGCCTGTATCTGAACATCATCAGCAGTTCCGTTACAAACGTAATCTCCTACTTTACCCGAGGGAGCAACAGTTACAACGGGAAGCAGATCCGTAATATACTCATGATAAATAATATCTCCCTCTCCTAAATCACTGATCTGTTGTAAAGTATAGGCACCACTAACTCCTGCAACTAAGAAAAGAATAATTAATCCGGGGAATAAGTATCTTAATGTTTTTTTCATATTAAGGTTTAGTTTGTTTTGTAAAAGTGGTTGCTGGCTTAATCTGTTTTGTGGGATTAGCTATCGGTTTAGGTTGCTTCTTTTTCGTGCCAAACTTTGCTTTTCCAAACTGTGCCACTCCGAATCTTGGCGATCTTGGGCTAACTGGTTTTTCTTGTTTGGTGAAAGCCATTCTAATAATCATATCCATCATCTCCCCTGTGACTGGCAGGGGGTAATGCGCCCACTATTTCTTCATCTAAGTTGGGAATAGAGAACTCATCTAAGGTCGCCTCTAAATCTCTATCGTATTCTAAGTCTTTCCGGCTCAAAGCCATATCATTATTGTTTTTGTATTCTATTCCTACCCTTCTGGCCCAAAGTTCGTGGAACTCCCTGGGGAAACCATGAGTAGTGGTAGTAGGATCAACCGATAAATCAGCGAGTCCTTCTAAGTCCGCCAAATCAGCAGGAAAAGCATTATAAACCAATTTAAACCCATCTGTTACCTCAACAATTGTGCCTGAAAGAATGTAGATTGCCTGTCGCCTTATAAAGTATCGCGGATCTAAATTATCAAAGTCGTTTACTATTTTGGACTCCTGAAGCACATCAGCATAATGTCTTCTGGCAAGCGGAGTAGCTATAACGTAATCTCCGGCAGCAGAGAACTTTAATTCAAGAGAAACTATATTATTTAAGACATCGCTTGGAAAAGCATACTCTCGTTGATCATCAGCCAAATCATCTAAGGAAGGGATATTCCATATCTCGGACCTTCTTTGCTGGATCTTGGAAGCAATTTCATCTTTGAAGATATTGGCATAGACCAACATATCGGCAAGTGTAAATGTCGTGGTATTGGTCTTTGTCTTTTTGTGAACTAAAGCGGCAAGTTGTACTCCGGTCATTTTTATTTATTTATTTTATTAATAGTCCATTATTATTCTTCTTCCTCTCCCATAGATAAGAAGCGCATCGTTTTGAATAAGATAACAAGCATTTATCCAATACTGGTTTCTGGCTTCATTGGAAACTCTTATCTCGTCCATTTTACCATTCCAAGGATATGAGGAAAGGTTGGTTGCCATGCCAATAATAACATCGCTATTAGTAGGAGTGTTCTGCTCTTTTGCAACAGGAGTTCCAACCTGAACTCCATTTTCATAGATTGAAATGTTCGTCCCATCATAAACAAAGGCAATGTGAACCCATTGAGCAAACTTAGTAAAAGTATAGTAGGTATAACCACCATTGTAATAAAATCTAAAAGTGTCATTGTTCCAAAGGTTTATGTACAAATTCGTTCCATCTTTATGAAGGAAAATTCGGTAAGCTGAGGTATCAAGAGCATAGAGCCAAGAAGAAATTGTAAAGTTCCCATTAAATTCTAATCCTGTTCCATTTCCAACATTTATGTAGTCGGCATCTCCGTCAGATTCCTGCCCGTTGGATATTTTACCAACAACTTCAATTGGCTCGTCTGGCCCTTTCTTTGCTCCATCATTATCGTTAGCTGTGCTGTCGGCTATATTAGAATTATCTGGGTCATCGTGCGCATGTTGAGTCATCTTGTAACTACTATTCCAAACATTTTCAGCTATTACGTCACCAGAATCCCCGATATAATCATCGTTATCTATATGGCCTGCATCATAATAAAGATAAAGTTCTGTGTCGGTTGAACTTGAAATGAGCCAATCTGATTTAGATACCCAAAGCCAGGACTTCTCATTAGCATCGTCCCATTCCTCTATCTCCCCATAGAGTTGAGTTTCCCCATCTGCTTTAGTAAGGGCAATCTTCTTTCTGTTATCATTAGAGGTTAGTTCGTCAAATACAGCAGAAACATCATCAGACCTTAGACCAGAAGAAGCGCTTAAATAGACAAGCACAGGGAAATGCGTAAGATCGTCACCTACTAAAGACGAATCAACTGTAATCTTTAATCTTTGACCCCAACCTGATAAAACTGGGTCTAAATGTCCATATCCGCCATCATCTCCTACCGCCTCTAAAAAAAACTTCTCTTTCGTCCAAAAAGGGTATTTTATAGTCATCTGCAAGTATCTTGTTTCTCCTTTGGGAACAAAATAGCTTACGCTGTTTTTAGCTATAAAGCCCTTTTTAGATTTCTCTTTTAACCTTCCTTTAGCTAACCGATTGTCAAACCTTTCTCTATCAAACTCGCTAATCTCTATATCTTGCCACTCGTCTCCTATAATCTCTTTTGCTACTGTCATTGTCTTTGTTTCATCGGCAAAATATGCCTGAATGTCTATTGTCTGCCCTTTATTACTGTTGTTCGTAATTGAAACATAGACAATATCTTTGCCTGGCGATCCATAAATTTCCTTGTCCGTTCTAATAATTAAATCCTCTCCAGATAAGTTGTCTGTATATGGAAACTCAATTATCTCTCCATTAACCTCTACAGAAGGAATAGCAGTAGAATAGTTTGAGGTAGCAAAGGCAAGCACAATCACTCCTGTGGCAACTAAAAGCTGTTTCCATTTCCTCTTTGTCCACTCCCAGGCATTCTTTAGTTTTGTTTTTATTTTATCAATCATCGTAAGTATAATAGATGCAAATGCTAACCCAAGTTGGGACGTTTGTTATAGAGTCCACTACTAAATCAATTTCACTATCTGCAGCTATTGAAGCATCAGCAAAGGTAGTGGTTGACGCTTCCCCTGCTGCAGGAGCAAGAGATGCGTTCATAATGTTGCCAGGAGTTCCATCGTCTTCCTGTAAGTTGAAGGTTACTGTCTGATCTGACTCAGCCCAGATTTCTGTTATGGTAACCGCTAAAGTCGGTCTCCAAAGAGATTTCAAGTCATCTGCTGCTACTGGGTCTTCAATGTATTTACAATCGTGGTCTGAATCTGTGGTAGTTGAAACGACTCCCGAATCTGCCCTTAGAAGTCCTGTCCAAGAGGTAGGAAGGGTCAATCCCCCGACTATAGTTGTGTTCCCCGTATAATCCACTGAAAACCTTTCTGATCCTCCCACTCCAAGATTCATAAGGTCTCCTGAAGTGTTTTGAAAATCAGCAGATATTCCTGTTGCTGAAATTGCCTCTGAGTCAATCTCAAAAGCTATTCCATCACCATTCTGGTCTGATAGAAGATTACTACCTGTGCCCACATTTATAACCGCTACTACGCTTTTATTAGAACTTGATGCGTGACCTTGGTAAAAGGTTGCCAAATTAGCATTTGTTTGGGCAACCGTTGAATATACATACAATAAATATTTGTCTCCTGCTGATTCTACAGTTTGTCTTAATCTTAAACCAAAATTAGTTGAAGCATTGCCTAAATACATTGCTTCAGGATTATTGGTTAGATCGTTTTGTGCAATTGTTAAAGGAACATAATTGTCCCCATCATCAACTGTCATTGTTAGGGCTCCTGTCATAGCATCCCCAGCGGTTAAAACAAAAGCATCATCTACATTGAAAGTAGTCCCATCCAAGGTTAAATTAGTTCCTCCTAAATATGTTGTGTTATTATCAGCCAGATATTCTGTGGAAGAAGCTATAAAAGCATTATCAATTACAGTTCCTTCCCAAACACCTGTTCCAACTATTCCGTCCTTATCAATGGCAAATTTCTCTGAACCATTTATTTCTGCCTGAAAGAAATCTCCACCAAACCCTGTTTCCATATCAGCATGGAATGCTATTGCTCCTGCATTGGCTGTATTACCAACAATCTGTATTCCCTCCATTGCTTGGTTTGCCCCACCAACATCAATTCTTAAAAGTTTAGATGCCCCAGATTGAGTATCTGAAACCATCATAACTGTCAAAGCTGCTGTATTCACATTGTTAGCGCCAGATATTGACATCGCAGTTCCCCCTGCCGCCATTTGACGGATGTGCATTGCTGTTCCCCACGGTTGAGAATCTGCGTCCCAATCTCCTCCTTGAGCATTGTTATTTGTCAACATAATGCCAGAGTTTACGCCTGTGCCAGTATTATTACCTATTACTCCTGTCATTAGTGCCACTCCTGCGGTTGAGGATGTGTTCTCTGTATCTAAGTTTAATAAAATAAGTTCATTCGAAGTTGTATCTGTTGATAGAGTTAATCCGTCTCCTGTTGTCCCAGATATGTCGCTTCCCCACGCCAAACTATCCGTAGTTGTTGACCAAGTTCCAGAATCCATCCTAAGCATTCCCGTCCAATCTGAAGTATCCAATCCTGTTCCGCCCCTAATATTGTCAACCGCAGTTCCTTCCCAGGTCCCAGTAGCAATAGTGCCAACCTCAGTAATAGCTGATTGTAGGAAATGTTCGTCAGCTGAAAAATTATCTAAAGCATCGTGGTTGCAGGTAATTACTCCGTCTGAATCAATGGTGCAGTCATTGCTCATAGCCACTCCTACAGGATCATCTGAAACATTGCCGACATAAATATAATTATCTGTTAAGACCATATCAGTTAGTTCGTCCCAATCGGCACTAACTCCTATATCATCAGCAAATTCGCTTAAATTAGAATAAGTTGTATCAGCCAGATATTCTGTGGAAGAGGCAATAAATCCGTTTGCTATTGCCGTGCCTTCCCAGATACCAGTTTCAATTGTTCCAAGCGTAATAATTGTAGTTGTCCCAGTATTTGCCTCTAAAGCCATAGTTCCAAGCTCTAAACTCGTTCTGCCCGTAGCAGCTACGAGATTATCAGATGTCCCCGTCCAGTAAATGTCCGCCAAGAACTCTGTTGAGGAAGCTATTGTCGTAACAATGCTCGTAGTCCCTGATCCTGTGACTCCTCCCGTTAAGGTTATGCTCTCGTTCCCAGTTAGAAAAGTATCATCCAAAGAACAACCTTGATCAGTCCCATCACAAGAAAAATCTCCAAAATCAGTATTTGATAGTTCGTCTTCTGAGATGTCTGCACCAAAGTCGTTGTCTAAGTTAATTGTAAATCCAGACAAGGTTAAACCAGTGCCGGCCACTAAATCAGTTGATGTCCCAATCTCCCAGGTAGCCCCTGTGGTGGCGTAGGAGCTATCATTTGTCCATAATGAGATATTTCCCCCTGCGGTAGTTAAGGTCCCAACTGTGTCTATCGTGGTTGTTCCTGTGTTAGCTTCTAAGGCCATTGTCCCTAACTCAAGAGATGTTCTTCCTGTGGCTGCTACTAAGTTTGTCGAAGTGCCAGTCCAGAAAATATCAGTGTTTGTATCAATCAAGTATTCAGTTGAGGAAGCTATAAAAGCATCAGCTATTACTGTGCCTTCCCAGGTTCCAGTTGCTATTGTCCCAATAGAAGTTAAAGACGAGAGAGTGGCTACGGTATTATCTATAAATCCTTGCCCAGACCAGTCTCCCCAGCCAAAGGCGGTATTCCAGTCAGTTGTTGAGGCGTCAGTCGGGATATTATATCCAGCCGTCAAGGTTAAAGCTAAGGTTCCAGAAGTTGTAATTGGATTATCACCGATAGTCAATCCCGTAGGCACCGACATATCTACCGAAGTCACTGTGCCACTTCCAACCGTAGTAGTTGAAACAACTCCCGAATCTGCTCGTAAAACACCCGTCAGTCCAGTGTCTATTGTCAAAGCTCCAGTAATTCCTACTGTTGAATCAAACTGAACAGCGTCCTCCTCGTTTATTAAGGTTTTATTTGCCACTATGTTATTAAGTTCAGTAAAAGTGTTAATAGATGAACTTGCCAGTAAAATCTCGTCTGTCACCCACGCCTGTAATTCTGAAAAAGTATTTATGTCCTCATCTTGCATATAAGCAGAAAGAGCAGCCGTGGTAATAAAAGTTGAAGTAGTATTATCATATTGAGAAAGGTCATCGGTAACTACAAAATCCATATCGTCAGTGCCATCTTGGTATGTCACCGTAATTAAAGTATGAGTTCCTGTGGTAGTGGCTACCATTGTTCCAGCAAAATCCTCTACCTGTTCTTGGGTTAAGGTAGCCCCTGCATCAGAATTACAAACTAAATCTGTGCCATCAAAAAGGCAGAACTTTCCAGTAGTCATAGTCCCCTCCTTTATTGAGAATACTTCGCTTGTTAAATCCAATAGGGTTCCAGTAGCAGAATAGGTTGTGTCGGTGTCTGCCAAATACTCTGTTGAAGAAGCAAGGTAGGCATCAGCCAATGCTGTGTCTAAGGTCAAAGAAGTAGCGTCTATCGCTCCTGCAGAGGTTACTGTAAATTGGTCAGCGTTTCCTACTGTTAATAATTGAGAAGGACTCGTCGTCCCGATGCCGACGAGGCCGGCATTCATAACTAACGTGTTATCGTAAAGAGTATTGGATTCTCTGGTATTAAATGCAAAATATCCGTCAGAGTCCCATTTGAAGTTTCCATAATTTTGAGCATCATTACCTACTCGCAATATAACGTCACCAGAATCACTTTGAACGTGTAATTTTGTACCCGGCCCCGTTGTCCCTATCCCGACGTTGCCGCTTACGGTTAAATCCGAACTTAAAGTTGTTGTAGCCGCAAAACTATGGAGTCCTGTCCAGTCAAAAGCATCTCCTTCGCTTAATTCTTCATTTGAAATAGAGTCATTAGGCACAGTAATTCCAGTCGTAAAAGTTGGAGAAGTGCCGAATACCATTTTTCCAGTTCCTGTTTCATCATCAACTAAATCTAACCAAGCCAAAGAAGTTGTTGCTTCTAAAGTAAATACTGTTCCATTCAGAACCACAGGATTGAGCGCTGTATATGTAGTATTATCGTCTGCTTCGCAAGCCAAATCATCTCCGCTAAGATAATAATGATTTCCTGCGGCACAAGCGGTTGAGAAAAGTATATCTTCTTCATCTACTGAGTCATTTGGAATTGTCAAACCACCTACGATTGTAGTGGTGGCTAAAGTAGAAGCTCCAGTAACAGTTAGAACTGAAGTAGTAGCAGTCCCTATCCCAGTTATATTATAACCTCCAACATCCCAGTTGCCAGTTAAGGCCCTTGAACCTGCAGCTAATAAGTATTGAGTGTGGTCATCGTCATCAAGTCCTCCAAGCGAACCGTGGTCTGATACAGATGTTCCAACAAAGAAAGTATCACTCACCATTTGGATTGTTGGAAAACTTCCACCCGCTTGTGGAGCAACTATCTTTCCTATTAAAAGTCCAAAATCTGTTAAGTGGTCTGGTTTTGTTGGTTCTGTTGCGGTTTCAGCATCTCCTAACGCAGAAGTAGTTTCTCCATATCTTACATAAACATCATTATCATCTGCGTGTTTATAAACCCAAAATGTTCCATATCTATTATTTCCAACATTGCCAAGAGTTCCATCTCCGTCATCATAATGGGCATAATCAATTACAGTGCTTGTCGCTGATTCTGTCCAGCCACCACTACCATCTCTATAAACAGGAATAAACCCAGTCGTACTGTTGTAGGAATCTATAACGACTCTGTTTATCCCAGCATAAGCAATCCCAGCTGTCATTGTAAAATTATTAGTCCCAGAATAAGCAATAGTTGAACCACTCTCCAATTCTATGGCTCTCAATTCTCCTGCCCTTAAATGAAGTCCAAAAAATCCATCCTGAAACTTGAATCCCCCGTTAATATAATGAACATTATCAGAAGTATCTTTCCTTACTTTACCAAGAGATATACTTGTTCTGACGGCGATATAAGGATTTGACTCATTAAGAGAAATTGTTGGCGAACCGCCATTGTAATTCAAAGATATAAAATAAGTTGTGCTTGAGGCAGTTATCGCTTCATTGTCTTGTTCTGCTAAGGTCACATAAGCCAAAGTCCCAGTAACCGAGTCAGTAGTTCTCATTAGAGCAGTCAAAGCCCCAACCTTATAAGTCCCGGCATTAGTTCCCTCGGTAATCACTCCTCCAGTTAAAATCATTGGAGAGAGCGGTTGATCAATAAAATATGATTTGTCAGGCATATCATCTAAACTCACTTGGCTGGCACCTGTTCCCCAGTCAATCATAGTGTCATGGACAGTATCTGCCCCTATCGTAGTTGTGATTGAAGTAGTCCCAGAACCCGAGACATCTCCTGATAGGGTTATTGTTTCGTTTCCTGTTAAATAGCCAGAATCATTAGTCCATAAAGAAATATTTCCGACTGCCGAACTTAGATAAGATATAGTTGTAGTTGCAAGAGTAGATGTTCCCTCAACCGTTAATGCTCCAGTCATCGTGTCTCCAGCAGTTAAAACATAAGAATCGGTAGCAATCTGGTAATAAGAACTTGAAGCAGCTAACCATACTGGGTCAGATTCTGTAGTTAAAAAACTATCAGCCGAATTAAGATTTCCTGTAATAGTTAAATCTCCTGAAGAAACATCCATCCAGAACTCGGCAGTAGATGTAGCATCAGAACCCAACGCCAAATCAGAAGCAGTATCTGTTAAATAACTAAATCCTGTTGAGGTTGAGAATAAACCACCGTTTCCACCAGCAGGAGTAGAAGTTCCCCAAACTCCATTTGTAATATATGTATATCCAGTCCAGTCAGATGTGTCTTGTCCTGTGCCTCCCTGCGTCGGAAAAAGTTTAGTAGCTCCTATCACCGTTAAAGGGATAAATAAGATAATAAGAATAAATAAGACAACTTGTTTTGCTATTCTTCTTATATGTTTTTTCATGTATAAATTATGGCTCGATGCCCACTCCCTGTGGGCGGAGCATTAACATAAGTAATTGTGGTTCCGACCAGAGTATAATCTTCTCCTCCTGGTGTTTGAAAAGCTCCATTCAAATAAAGAGCAAAAAGATTCGCGCTTGTTATGGTAAAGATTTTATTCGCTCCATTTACCAATCCAGTAGGGATTTCAGGAGTATAAGTTCCTCCCCCTCCTGGGATCGTCTCGGTCACATCGCTTCCAACATTAGCACCTGCAACCCCGGCCCCTGCAAAATCAATAGACCGAAGATTAGTTACTATACTAACGCCTTCGTCTTTGACTGTTACAGGTCCACCCATCTCTTGCGGATTCCTAAATGACATATTAGATAATGATGTGAGTAATCTTTCTATTAAAATGTTTCTCCAGTTCGGCCTTTACTTTCCTCAAGTCCTTCTCCTTGTCTTTAACCCAACTCTCTTTTTCAGAAATGAGACCGTCTCTCCCGTTTAACTCCTTTGTTCTCTCGGCCATTTTCTCTTCAAAATCACTCATTACTTTAGAAGATTCATTCTTAAACTTCTCAAACTTCTGTTGCTGGAGATCGTAATCGAGCACCACTCTAACTACTTTCTCTTGAAATTCTTTGAGTTTCTTTTTCACTGCGGTTCTCTTGGCTTCTGAAGAAGCTATCTCTCTATCAAGGGAATCTGCCAATGCCTTCTTGCCGGACAATGAATCTCTAACCTTCTCTAAATCCTTAATCTCTTTTTTGAGAGAACCAACCTTAATCCCTAAACTCTCAATTCCACCCCTTAAATCTCCCTCCTGAGCCTTTAGGTTAACGGTTGTGCCTTCAACACCAAGTAACTCATCGTTCATTTTAGACTTCTCCTTCTCTAATCTTCCTAATTCTTTTTCTGCTTCTGCTGTTTCCCCAGACAATTCTGCTTGCAAGCTCTTTTTTTCTCGAGAGTATTTCTCTTCTAAGACGAAGAGATCTTTCTCTTTTGCTTCGACCTTGCCAGACAATGATAAAAGCCCGGCCTGAAACTTTTCCTTTTTATCTTCTAAATTCTTGAGTTCCTCCTTGACATCCTTAACCTTTGTTTTCCTTGCCTGTATTTCCAATAGGCCTTTTTTGGTTTCTCCGCGCTTAATACCTAAAACCTCAATCTCTTGTTCCAGAGTTTTTTTCTTCAACTCTAAATCTTTAGGCCCTGGTGTGAAACCTGTTTGGCGAGTTTTAAATGACATTTTATGATACGCCTACAACGGCGTCTATTTTTAATAAAGAATTGTCAACGGTTCCAATTCCTTTGGCAGAAACTTTAATGAGATGGGCTTTAATCGGAATAGCTAAGACATAGCTGCCAGCATCTCCAAATCTATGTATTCCCGCAGATTCAGTAGATTCAGTACCATCAATTGCTGAGAATGTTTCTTGATAGTAGGTTATGCCATCATGAGAAAACTCAACCTTAACCTCAATGCGACTTAAAGAACCTATAGTAAATGCCAAAAACAGCATTAACTGATTGTATCTTTCACAATCCTTGAGAACTGTGCCAGCGATAAAGCCAGTCGTCAAAATAGTAGATGCCCTGACCGACTTAATTTCGTATGTTTGAACAATAGGGTTTGACAAAGTAGTTCATTTGATACTGACACCAATTCCTCAAAAATAGGAATTAGCCGTTTCTCTTCAGCCCTCTTCCGAGGATGATGGGCTTGGCATAATGTGATGCCATTATTAATTTTATATCTTAATTCTGGATATTGTTCCCAACCTTTAATGTGATGAACAATATTATATCCAGAACAATTTTCGTTCTTTAGGCGACAAGCATTTTTGTTTGTATCCTTTTTTAGGCATAATAATTAGTTATTTTAATTATTTAAGTTTGGGCTGGAGGGGAGAAATAACCTCCCCTCCAATTGCTTCCGTCGAACCCAAATTCAAAGTCACAAGGAAAGACTTAGGATTCTGCTCCAGCGGCAGCTTCTGAAATGAAGTAGTTTGAACCCTCGGTAGCATGTCCTGGCCATCCGTGGTGGTTTCCAGAGGTAAAGTCAGTGCCTAATAACTTAACAGTATTCGCACAGGCGAAAAAGTTATTCATTACAGACATCACTCCGGTAGAACCGGCTACATTGTAGATAGCATAGGCAAATGCATGGCTTGTTCTGTCTCCGAAGTAATTATCGTAAATCATTGCGCCGATTGCTGAGTTAGCCGCGCCATAAGCATAAATACCATAGCCACCATTGTCAGCTAAAACAGTATTCCTTCTTATAACAGTACTTTCGTTTGAGGCATTACCTGGTCCCATAAAGATAGCTGCCAGAGTTTGTCGTTCAAAAACATTATCTTCGACAATAACTCCAAGCCTTGAACCATCTAAATAGACACCGTACTGTCCTTCCGATCCACCTCTAAAGAAGTTGTGGTGAACCCAGCAACCAGTTGCATTGGCTGTCGTTTCCCCAGAAGAAGTGCTATATAATCCGCCACCAACATAGACTCCTGAATATCCACCACCGCCATCAAACATAAACCCAGTGATTTCTACCCCACCAGAAAGAACTGTAAATCCAGCCCCCTGACTTCCAGCTAATCCCAAAGGCCCAATAGGATATTTGGTAGTAGCGTCAGACATTCTAATTCTTGCTCCATAATCTGCTTGAGCGCCACCTGGACCCATAATCTTTAGTCCATCTTGATCGTCAGCAACAAGAACATTCTCGGTCCACTTTCCTCTTCCTACAACAACCATATCTCCAACATCATCTCTACCCTGATCAACTGCTGATTGAATAGTCGTATAAACTGCCTCCACCCCGTCTTCATAAGCAGGATGTTCTGCTGCAAATTGAGTATAGTTAGGAGCATCTGACTTCATAGCCCAATATACTCTTCCAAGTAATTTAGCATCTCTAATAAACTCAGGATCAAGCATTTGGTGTCGAACTGCTCGCGATAAACCATCAGAAAATTTACTCATTTTAGTTTTTAACAAACATCATAGAAGAGTGTCGAATCTCTGATATTTGTTAATTAGTTGATTATCTTTCGACCTTTTTATGCAAACCTCATAGGAGGCACAGCATTGATATAAACGGCACCCGGAACAACTGTGCCATCGTCAAGATCAGTAGTTCCACCAACAAAGTTCCCTGTGCCTGTTGGGTTTATAACAATAAACCCGATCACAGCCTCATCTGCAGGGGTAACAGGAAATACAACAGCGTCAATGGTGGCCCCTTCAGTCCCCATATTGCAACTGACGTTTCCATCGCTATCAACCGCAAAGACAAACACGTTGAACTTAGCGTTTGTTACAGTGCCAGAAAGAGCTGTTAAGTCAGCAGCTGCTAACACATACATCTTTCCGTCTATGAAGTAATAAACATCGTTTGCTGTCAGGGCAAGAGTCGCAGTGGCTGCAATCGCTAACGCACCGCTATTCATTACGTGTTTTTCCAGAAGGTCTATGAGGTTTTGACGACTTAGACCGAAAATTGGATCATTCATAATAGTAAGTTAATTTTTAAATCTTTCTCGACCTACGCAAACCTCATTGGCGGAACAGCGTTAACGTAAACAGCAGTAATGTTTGCCCCATCTAAGAAAGAAGTTCCTCCAACAAAATTAACATTCGCTGGAGTAAGGTAAACAAATCCGATTACTGCTGACGCAGCAGGAGTTGTGGGAAAAACAACGGCATCTATCGTAGCCCCTTCTGTCCCCATTGCTGTTGCTACTGTTCCAGCAGCATTAACAGTGAAAACAAAGACGTTAACCTTGCCATTAGTTATTGTTCCAGATAGAGCAGCCATATCACCAGCAGCTTTTGTATAGAGTTTTCCACCAATAAAGTAATAAACAGCACTTGCTGTTTTAGCGGCTACATTACTACCGGCCTTAATGGCTAAGCCACCACTATTGAGAACATGCTTTTCTAATAGGTCTATAAGATTTTGGTCACTTAAACCAAATACTGGGTCATTCATGGTAATAAATTGAGTTATGGTTAATTATTCGACTTTTAGACGTTTAGGTCGCTTAAACCCTCTCCACTCCTTCTTTTTGGATGATTCGGGTTTGCTAAATTAAATCCCTCTCTAAGAGCTGCAACTGTTTGCTTCTGAGAGTTCATTATAACCTCGGCGACCTGTTTTGGAACCATCACATAGGTTCCCTTTTGGATATTTAAACGATAGCCGTTTAAAGTAACAGGAAAGGTGCTTTTTGTATTCTCCTTACCCTCTAAAGGAATAAGAATGCTTACCTTTGGCTGCTTGGCAAGTCTCTCTCTCATTCTCTCTGCCTTGCTTCCAACAGGAGCATGTCCCGCAGTTAAACCATCAGTCTCCACTTTAGAAACTTTGGGAGATTCATCTCCTGCTTCGGCTTCTTCTTCTTCTTCTTCTTTAGGTTCTTCAGGAAGTTCTGGTTTTACCTCTTCCTTGGGAGGTTTCAGGGCCTCGATAAGCTCGTCGCGTATCATTTCCTCAAACCCTACTACCTCCTTGTCCTCTGCCATCTTTCGTAAGACAGCGAGTTTCAATTTCGTTAAACTTGACATACTACGTTGATGAAGGATGAGATAATTTAGATATCCCACCCTTCACAAGTTACTTGATTAGCTTGAAACAGCGTGTTCAATACGAAGCAAAAAGGCCTGATTCAGAATTACTGCCACAAATGTTGCTTTCCATCCGGAAGTTTGGCGCTGATTCAATGGATCTGTTGAACCACCAGAACCAAGAGCTTTGACAATGTTCTTCATTGCTTCCCCTGAAATCCTGCTGATACCATAGGCTTCAGCAGCAAGGATAAGGGTTCCATAAACATCAATGCTTCCAGCACCTGAGCCTGTAAAGACTTTGGCGTTTGTGGATTCAATGAAACGAACCTCGTCAAGTGTTCCCACTTCACCCTCCATTGCTTTCTTCTGTCCGTATTCCTCTATCCTGATAAATCCTGGAATGTTCTTGAGATCAAAGGTGGTATTCGGATGGACAATTCCAATAAAGCAAGATGGCAAGGGGCTGGTATTGAAACCAGTGCTGGCATCAACCATTGAGGTAATCTTCCTTGCGTTAGCACCCTTTAGGGTCCTTACGGCCTCTTGAACCTCGGTCTTGGTAATCTTCATAGCAGCACTGACCTCACCTATAGCGCCAGCGGTTGAAGGCCATTGGACACTTGTGCATGCTGCTAATATCTCCCTGGTAAGCTGGTCAAGAGTATCGCCTGCTTGGACACCAAGTATCTCTGCTGTTTCAGTTAAGACTGGATCAAGCGTGGTAAACAATAACTTGTCAGTCAAGAGAACGTAGTCACCATATTGCTCAACTGTTGCTGGCACATCGGTAATTGCTAACTGGCTGCCAACTGGGGTCACACCCTCGGTTAGAGGAGTGGTCGCAGCTGTCAATAAGGTGTATCTACGAAACTTAATGTCATCTGTGTTATTGCGAGGAATGTCTCGCACCTGTGCCCATTTCGTATGAAGAAATAAAGGCACAGCCTTCATAAGAAGTTTTCGGTCGTAAAAATTATTTACGCCCTGGGTAACTTCACCTGTGGTTGTCATCGGCATGTTAGTGAACTAAATTAAATTTTTTAAATCGACTATTCGAACTGACCTGTTCTCACTTTGTGGGACAATGCATTCACCTGCGCATCAGTCATCTTTGTCACATCAGGAATCTTAGGCAATGGCTTCTTTCTCTGACTGTTCCCACCTGTTTTACTCGTCTTTGCCTCTTCATCAGCTTCTTTCTTTTTCTCATCAAGTCTCATTTGCTTGGCGGCTAAGCCTAAATAAATGAACTCAACGGAGGCCGTGCTATAAGCAGGATGTTCCATATACTTGCGGATCTGTTTCTCTACCTTTTTCGCATCTGGATATTTCGCAAGCACATCTTTCAATTCCTGCTCATCAGATTGGCTTCTGACCTGTTGAAGGATTGGACTGATCTTTTCGCTTATCTTCCTATCAAGAACCTTTCTTCCCTCTGGGGTAAACTCCTCTTCCTCTTCTTCTTTTTCCTTCTTTTTACTCTCCTCGAGTTTATCTATCTTTCTCTGTTTGCGATCAAGGATATAATCCTTTGCGCTTCTCCTACCCTTTGGTTCTTCTGGTTCTTTTGGTTCTTTTGGTTTTTCCTTTTCTTTCTCTTCCTCTTTCTTTTCCTCAAAAGGGACCAATTCGCCATCTTCGCCTTTTAACGCCTCTCCTTCCTTCCCGGGGTCTTCTTTATACTTGACCCCTTCTACCTCGATGAATTTCTCTTCATCGGAACCATCTTGGTCTGGCATATTATTATTACTCATCGCTTGTTACTGGGCCATGCCGTAACCCACATTTGCGATGGATTATCTCGATGCTCGACTAAGCACCGGCTTTAACTGTAAGGATCAAGACTTGGTGGAAATTCTTCTGCCTTCTCATATCCTTTAATCAAATCGTCTGGTAAATCCCTTAATCTAACCCTGTCGTTTCTTTTTCCCTGTAATTCTTTTAAAGTATCATCCTTATCCCACTCTATATCTCCGTGTAGCTTTGCTTCTGTTTCTCTGACGTTTTCCTCCAGTGCCTTAACAATAATCTTCCAACCTATGTGATCTTTCAATCTTTCTAAGTGGGCAATAAGTTTGTCTCTTTTATCTGTTTTATCTTTAAAAATATCTACCATAAGTTTAAGCGTTTACTTTCTCTTTAGCTGCTCCCTGATTTATTCTTTGATCAGTTCTTTGGCCTCCTTCTGCTTTTGGTGAAGCCACTGGTGCAAATCCAGGAAGCAATCCCTGTTCCTCTTGGGGATATAACTCGGGTCTTTCCTTCTTTTTCATCATCATCATTTTATGGGCTTCAATGTGGGCCAGTTTTGCTGGTGTGTCTGCTGCCTTGTTGTGAATCTCGATATGAATAATGTCATCATCTAAAGGGTGGAGTTTGGGAAGTTTTCTGTCATCTATTTTCTGGTTCTCGTCTTCTGCCCTCATTTCATCAATAGTAGGTGGAAACATTAAACTAAGTTCGGCCTTGCTTCTTCCTTGAATGCTCCCCAGTCTGCGCATTACAAAACGACGGTTTGTCATTGGGTCCTGAATTGCTATCTGAGCAAAAGCAGAAAACTCTTGGAACTCTTTTTGGCGATTCGCCTCTGCTATATAACTGCCTTCAACAATAATATCAGGATCAATCCTGGACACTAAATTCTCTCTTGTCAGCTCTCTCCATACAGGAGCGAGAGGCCCTTGGATCCTGATAACCTTTTTATCAATCTCTTCTTTAAAGTGTTTTTTATAAAGCCAATAGTGCTGTCTCCAAAACCTCTTCTCTGACCAGCCGAAGATCCGTGATGCTAATGAGTGCCTAACGTCTTTACCTGCTACAATCATCTGTGACTCTCCTAATGTCCTTGCCTTTTCTGGCTGAACACCTTGGCTGATCTCTGGAGCGGCAACTGCCTTTTGTGCTGCCAAATCAAGAATGTCAAGGATTAAATTTACTTGCTGATGGAAAAGTGATTTTTGAATTGGGGCTACAGTGTTGGCAACATCTCCCTTTACTGGAACAAACTTATTAAACCTAAAGTCAAGGTCTTTTGGATTTGTAATCTTTCTCTTATTAAACAAATACATTGGATACAGGTCTGCTTTAGCTGACTCCATACCCAGGTTGATCATTACAGACCTTGCCCTTTGCTTGTCTTCAATCAGATCGGGGATGCTGACCCTATCTCCGTGAGACATAGGAAATAACACTCTATCAATCACCGGCCAGAACTTTAGTGGTTTTCCTTTTGCTTCTGTAAGTTCCTCATAACGAACAAGGAGGTTTCTGTTATTGGCCCAGGTAGTAAGATACTTTTTGCCATCAATGGTAGTCCACCACTCCAAGAGTTGATATTCGTAATTCTCATCCAGGGCCTCTTCTTTGTATTTCATTAACTCTCTCCCTTGAGCGCTCCTGCGTTCCTCTTTGGCTTTATCAATAAGACTTTTAATGTCTTTGTCTTTTTTAACAAACCCAACATTGAAGTAAGAACCGTGGTTTTCCATCTGGGATTTCGATAAACTTATCTCCCTGCCCCAGAATCTTGCAGCTCCATAGCCCTTCTGGTTTCCATTGGTTGAGGTTGCCCTGGTATCTCTAAGAAATGTCATTGGGTCCATTACCTCAGCGACTGGACACATTACGCCTTCCTCTCTGTCAAATTCGTGTAATAACATATAGCCTTCCCCAAAGAATGCAGCATCCCAGTCCCACTCATAATCTAATTCGTCTTTCTCCATGATCGAGTGATCATTCTTTGCTAAAGCGTTCAGGTTCTCTGCAGCCTCATCATCTCCATCCTCTCTACCGAGATACTTTACTCCAAGCCGGTCATCATAGAGAGGTGCTAATACAGTGTTAAAAACGCTGAAAAGCAAGGGGTCTCCCACCTTGCTTTGGTCTCGCTTTTGATTATTATAAAGTTTTAAGCGCCGTAATTGTTCGGCTCTCTTTGATTCGAGTCCTTCAGAACACAAAAGAAACTCCTTTCCGACCTGCATTCTCAACCTGTTCTCCTTTTCTGGAGTTAGTCCCGACTCACCCCTTTTTGTCTCTTCTTCGTTCCCTTCATTATCTTCATAACCTTTTTCCAAATCATCTTTTGGCACTCTTCTAAACAAAAAGCTCCAACTAAGGAGCTAAAATCCCACTTGCTATCGTTTCTGATTGTGGAGGCTTAACCCCCTAATAATTTCTGGATCTTTTCTGGTTATTTAATTTTTTTCTTCTTTAACTCTTTTATAACAGTCCGGGCAGCGGTGGTCAACAACTGAATAGTAACATCAAGTTGTTTCTTTGTATAGTGTTCCCTAAGAAACAATTTCCGATACCATTGGGGCTTAATCAAGAAGAACTGTGTATAAAGTTCGTTTCTGTATATTACCAAGAATTCAAAAACATTGTCAAGTCTCCGGATGTAGATAGGACACTTTTTATACTCTAACTTCTTTAGGATTTGGATTTTCATTTATGCGTAAGGATCTAATTTTGGTTCAGTCCCTATGGCCAACTCTTTACCAACTTTCCTCATAAGAACCCAATCTATTTCCTGAACAAGGATCCTGCCCAGGTTCTCAACTTGATGATCGTCTTTATCTTGTGGCTGCTCTTTAGGGCTTTTGCGCTCTGCCATCTTGCCTCTCCAATCATCCCACTGGTAATGCTCAAACTCATAAATCATTCTCTCGCAGGTATCAAAAACATAAATCTCTGGACTCACTAACATTTCTTTTCCTACCATCTCAAAATCCAATGCGTCTCTAATTCTCCTGTCTGCTCTGGCCCGGCTCTTGGTCCCTTTCATATAATCTAAATCGTGATTGTTATATAACTCGGCCGCCAATGTTTCGTGTTCTGGCGCGTCTTTGTGTTTGTCTTCTATAAACGCTGAAGGATCTGCGAGTCTTAACACAATCCTAAACCTGTCTGCTTTGCTGATAATGCGAGATCCGAGTTCTGGTGTCTTATACTTCCCATAAAGCTCATCAACTATAAACTTATTGCCCTTCCGGTCAGTTGCAACCCATAAAACAGCATCAGGGTTTCTGGGATGGGGATCAAGCGCCTCTACTACCACATAATCCTCTTTGGTAACCTTAAATGGTTTTATAACGTGAACCTTCCTGCTGAACTTCTTAAAGATAAGACCTATTAAGTGGTGGAACTTTCCGTAAACCCTGGCTTGCATATCCTCCTCGTCATACTCTGCGATCATTCGCTCAATGTCCTTGTGCTTCAATCTTCCCCTGATTCCGTGTTTTATACAGTTTGCTTCAACATCTGCTTGCACAAAATCTCTCTGGCCCTGTTTGTCTCCTGGGTATCTAAGAATATGATCATACATCCAAGCGCTTCCTGTTAAGGGAGTAGCTGTGATAAATATAATCCCACCCATTCTCATACGCGCCACTGTGGCCTTAAAGATTGCAAGAGGTGGCGGCTCATCAAACCAGGCATATCCTAAAGTGGCTGACTCAAACTCTTTCGGGGACTGCTCGTAAGTCATCACTTCAAAATGGAAGCCGGTATCGGTTTTCCAGTTATACTCATAGTTCTTTCCTGACTTCTTGGTGTTATATCTTCCCTGGGGTAGCCACTTATGAAGCTCTGGAACGAGTGTCTGGGTGATTGTGGTGGGGTCTGAAACAACCCTGCCGCGCTTGGGATATGGAAACTTCTTAAAGAGAGGCAACTCAATCGCTTTTCTCACTCCTGACTGACCTGTCTCTTCATGTGTCCATTTAAACTCCTCTTCTGCAAACCAGGGATTTCCTGACGGGCCAAACATTATATGGGCCAGGATGTTAGCACCTGCCGCAGTTTTACCAATACCATTGGCCGCAGAAAGCAAACAAACAAAAACCCCATCTGATCCAACCATCTCAATAAACTCCTCTACCTTTCCATTTGGAACAAAATACTTATGAGGATTTGCTTTTCTTCTTAGAAGAAGGCTTTTTACTAAGTCCTCTGAGCTTGCGTCTTTCAAGCTCTTCTTCGATTTGTTGATCTGTGAGGTCTTCATTTGGATCTATTATTTTGATTTGTTGTGGAGTATATTTGCCCTTTAATTTATAAGCCATATCCAATCCTTTTCCTACTGCTTGAGTGTCTAATTCTTTTGTTCTAACAACTTCCCATTTCTTCTTTTTAGAATTATATTTAACAAGACCTTCTTTTTTATTTAAAAGCCCCTGATGTTTTTTAGCCAAATCTTTATCTGGTAAATACTTTTCCATCAATTCTTGCCAACCTTTACTCTCAGTTAAAGATTTAGGATTGTGAGCTGTTTTAGAAGAATAACCAGCCTCCCTCATACCTTTACTGATATTTCCCCTATTTTCCCCTATTTTCTTTACTGCTTTTTTTTGTTTAATTGTTGCCATTTTTCCATTTTTAACTTCTTGTGATTGATTCTAAGAGAGGTTAGATTTGTCAGTTGACTCCTTGTTCGACTTTTTAAATTCCTTTTCTATCTCTTCTATAATTCCTTTAATTTTTTCTTGTTTGGGCCTTGAGGAAAAATTCCAATAACAACTAAATTTATACCCCACTGTAGTTCTTATTTTTAATGGATCGGCTGATCCTTCCTTTTTTATTATTACTCTAAGAGAAGGAATATCCATAAACAAAGAATACTTTTTCATTAGGTTCCAAACTATATCCCAACAATTTTCTCTTAGTGTTTCTATACTTTCTTCTCTTACTACTGGATCTGAAATATCTACATCCAATAGGGTAAAGTGATTTCCAAATTGTAAAGACCTCGGAATAAGTATGTTTTTTCTAACTAAGAAAGTTTCTATTTTTAATGGTAATTTATTTCTCCACATGGTTTTTTAGTTTTCTCATTTTTTCTCTTCCCATAATCTCTTTGATTGCTTCATACACCTTCTGCACATATACTTTGGGGTCCCGGGCAAACCTGATTGGAGTGTCCAAGCGTGAATGCCAAAGATACAAAGAATGCGCTTCCATAAAACTATAATCTTAAATATCGCTACTCTTACTATCTTGCGTAAAGTCCATTTCTGTTTGATATTTGTTGGTTCGGTCTTTACTCTTACTCCCTTCAACTTTCTTAGAGATCTTTTTATTACAGTTTTTTTCTTTAGAAATTCAATTCTTCTCTGGCGTTCATAAAGGCCTCTCCTCTTTTGTCTCTTTTGGTTGCGTAGTAATTTCTCTTTATTCATTTAGCGGTTCTTCAATTTTTAATGACACCATAACGTTGTGATTATAGCCCATCAACTTTAAAAGGAGTTTGATCGCGCTTGCATTCTTTCCTCCCTTTCCTATTACCAAGCCCATATCAGCTTTATCTACCCAAAGTTTTAAAAAGACCCCTCTCTGATCTACCTGGCGCTCTATCTTTACATCAGCCGGAGTTTTGACAATGGCTTTGATAATGGTTTCTAAAAGCTCTTGATCTTTTTCCATAGCAATAATTCAGTTAATACTAATTTTTCTCTTTAAGGCAGCGTCTAACCTCCTTTTTTCGCTGGCTGTCAGATATACACAATAACCTTTCCAACAATATCTATCTTTTATTTTTACCCAGAATTTTACATTGATTTTTTCCATAATTTTATTCTTCCTTAGAAGCTGGCCTTGATGTTACTATGAAGGTGTAGATTGTTGACTCTCCTTGTTTGGGATCGTCGTCTCTCTTGAGTTCAAAGGTTCTGTTCCGAATGAGAAAATTGATTGCATTCATTTCTCCCTGGGTTACCCATTTTGTTTCCCACTTTGTTCTTAACGGCACAAATGCAGCGTTATAGATAGTGTAAACCAGACAGAGAGAAATTACTATAATTCCTGCCAGCAAGAAAAGTTTTTTTGTAATATTTTTGTTCATGTCTTGTCTTTGTTATTTTTTAATGATTGGCCCGACTTTTTCTGTAACTTCCTTCGACCTTTGGCGTCTCAATTATAAGGGATCTCCTATAAAACAAACATTTTGTGCCCCCCAAGCTAAATAACGGGGGCTTTTTGTTATAAACTCTCTATATATCTAATGATTACTTCTCTTAATGTCTTATTGTCTATCCAAAAAAGAGTATCTGCAATCTCTGCCTCATCTCCTGTTTCCATTACATCTTTAAGAGAATTATAAATTATCTCTCCCCATCTCTGGCCATAGATCTTGCTTCTTGGCATTCTTACTTTCCTTAGTTGATTATAATAGTATTTCTTTGCAGCTGTGGTCATTATCTTATATTAGTAATTGTACCATTTTCATTTATTAACCTGATTCCTTTTGGGATATAGCCATCTTCTGTTCCCACAAATTCACCCTTTTGCGGCTCAATCATTACCGCTTTATTCTTCCCAAAACTTGTATATATTTTATGGCAAAACTCACAAAGAGTTAATCCGTTACTTACCACAAATCTTAATTTTGGATAATCAGACCACTTTTTAAGATGGTGTGGATGTAGCTTTTCGCCTTTTCGTTCACAAATCCAACAGGTATAATCGTCTCTTTCAAAAACCGACTCTCTCCAGTTTTTAAATTCTATACTTTTTCTTAGTCGTTTACTTAATGGGGTAACTCCTCCTTTCCAATTTGGGCCCTTCTTCCCTTTAAACATTTTACTTAACCTTATCCTTGTTGCTTCTGAATGGTGTCTCCCCAACATTCCATAGGTAGGGTCATGCCCCATATTCGCTTCACTAATTTTCTTTTTTGTTTCTTCTGAATGATGTTTTCCAATCATCCATTTCCCAACCCCTGATTTCTTGTGTGATTTTCTTATCTTCTGTTTTGTTTCCTCACTTGTTCTTTTGCTCCACATTGGATTTTTTTCTCCTTTCTTAGCATTACTTACTTTTTTCTTAATCCTTTTGGCTTTTTCTTTGCCATATATTTCTTCATAAGTCATTCCTTTTATGGAAGATGGTTCTCCTTTCTTAAACCCTTGTGCCATATTGTTATAATTAAAATTTGTCTATACCGATATTCGTAATTGTCTCATTCTTATTTATTAACCTAATCCCAGTAAAAGTATAACCATCATTTATTTTTACAAACTCTCCCCTTTGGGGTTCAATTATCACGCCAACCATAGCATGAGATGTTGTAGAGTCCCCTTGCTTACCCCTGATAACAACACTTTCAATCCCTTTTCTTCTAAGGTCTAAAACAAAATCTCTACTATATTGTGTGCAGTCGTATTTGCCAACCTCATAGTTAAGGGGATTACTCATTATCAGCATTGTTGAGTAGAGAGGATAGAGCTTATCAATAATATAATCAGCAAATCTTGTTCCATTGTGGGGATATACTATAACTGTTTCTTTTGGTGGACAGTTCGGACAATCAGGGCAATCTTCACAAGTATCGCACACAACATTAAGACAAGGTTCGCACTCTTGACACTCCTCGCAAATGCAGTTCTCTTGAATACACTCAGGGTAAACTTGCGCTTCTTGCTTGTTGTTATTTATTATTGTAAGCAAACCAACTGTTATAAATCCTGCCCATGCCATTAATACTAAAACATCTTTTATTCTCATTGTTTTATTCTAGTTAATTTTATCACTACTCTCGGATTCTCAACTGAAATCCTTTTCTTAACTGTTAGCTCTTGAACCTGCTTGTCATCCTCATAGACGATCCCTTCTAAAGAATCTAAAATTAATTTGTTGTAATTATCAACATCACGCCTGCGCCTGTCTTTGAAGAACAAGATGATCTCCATAGCACAATCAACCAACATAACCTTCCCCTTATACTGGCTTTGGACCTCTAATTGATATTGCTCTTTTATTGCCTTGCCTTCTTTGGTCATATACAGGACAGGGCGAGCTCCCCTACAGACAGATCTGTAGATATGTTGCGTGCTTAAAGGTTGACCATTGAGGACTATCTTCATTGTTTTATGTTAGTTAAGCTGTATTTCTCTTTTTAGTTAAAGACAATTGCCCACAATAAAAGACCTACTATAATGATTATTGCTATTCCAAGAAAAGTAGATTCGTCCATATTCTTATTTTGTTAATTTGTGGCTTTATTGGTTTGATATTGTTTTCTCTGTTTCTCAAACGCTTCAGGGAACAATTCTCTTACAGCGTTAAAATCCTCATCTGGTTTGTCTTTCCCACTATATTCCGAGATAATATAGAAACCAGTTATTGCTACTCCACATGAACCATCATCAAGAATCCTTAATCCTGCTTGATCCCCCTCCTCAAGAAACATTACTCCTTCGCTTGAGATTATCGGTCGCCTGCATTCCTCTTGAAGGCACACAGGACAATCTTGTTTCCCTTGTTGGCAACTATTTAACATCCCAGCTAAAATGACTGCCACAGAAGCGGCTATCGCCACCAATCCTATTATCGCCATTGTTTCTCCTTTCATATTCTTATTTAGTTAACTTATTAAGCTCCTCTCTCTTCATTGTTTTATGTTAGTTAGTTCTCTCCCCCACTCACAAAGACAGGCCAAACTGATAACAATAAAAAGCAGAGGGGATAGCACCGTAAGAAGGACTACTCGGGATAGGGTGATTAGGGCTTGTTTCATAGTTCTTTTCTATAGGAAAATCCCATTAAATGTTCTTCGTGCTTCTCATAAAAATCAAAGTCGCAGAAATAAAGCAAGGTTTGGAGTTTCTTTTCTGATTTTGGTCCCAACTTGTTTAAAAGATACAAAATCACCTGTTGGGCTTTTTTTTTATTAAACTTGGGTTTTGGGTTTCTTATATAGTTAGTCATATCTTTATAAAAACTTTTCTATGTATTTTAATCTTTCTTCATCTGGTAGTAAGACCATTTGTTGAAGATGATAACACCATTCCGCCATTGCGCCTGTTTCTGTCCCAAATTTCCAAGAAATCCAATCTTCATCTTTGTCGCTCCAAATCGCTTTAGCAAAGTCGTGGGAAAAGATAGTATGGGTTATTTCCCAAGGATACCATTTTTCAACATCAATTTCGTTAACCCATTCAAAGTTTCCTTTCCATCCATTCTTAACCGCTTTCTCTATTACTTTTTTTAGTATATGTTCGTTGGTCATATCTTTACAATTCCTTGTTTATGGAAATTAACTATTAAAATCATATTCTTGGTTACTGTCGGTATCTGTCGGCTGGTCTTTATAATTCTGGACTTCTACAGTTTGGGTTTCATAAGAATTCTTAGACGGAATGAGCTTTGCATCAACTAAAAGATTTTCAACTCCTTCAACTATTGAATCAGGCGCTACTTCGCCAGTAATAACCCCAAAGGTATTTAACCTATCCTTCTTTCTATCAAATACACCAATTACAAGATACCCATTAACTTTCTCATCAATTATTAAGTTAAGATATTTGTTTATCTTCTTAATTGTTTTCTCTTTCATATCTCTTATTGTTATTAAATTATTCTCTAAGGTGGTGGGCTGGCTCTACCTGTAGCGTGCCAGATGCTTATGGGTTAGTCCCTTTGTAAAGCTCAATGGTAATCTACCTTCTACGCACTTCTTGCTATACCACTTGTTAGCCCACCGCCCTAAAGAACAATTACTCTCTTATAGTTATTTAATTATTCTCTCTTTCGTATTTTTAAATTGATTCTTTACAGTAATAGCATCAACGTCTATTTTCTTGATTACTATTGTGCCAATTTTAATTTTATTTCCTTTTTTTGTCCTTTCTTTCTCCATATCTCTTATTGTTATTGGTTAGGAGTTAAGGAGTTTGATTTCTACCTTTTTCACTTTGTCATCCTCGTCTGAATAGAACTTAGCTTCTCTTTTTGTTGTAAAAATCCAATAATGCATACTACCACTGACTATCATCTTTCCTCTTTTATTTACTATCGCCCACGCTTCTATTGTTTTTTCTTTCATATAAGGTTATTTTTTGGAATCTAAAGAGTTCATAAATTGTTCCCTCAATTCCAAGCCATTTTTTCATATCTTTAATTGCCCTCAAATAATTAAATGATTTTCTAAGTGGTTCAGTAATTTTCACTCTCTCTTCTAATTCGTTAAGCAAACAAGCTATATCTATTTTGCCCTCTTTAAGCAAAATCGCCCTTTCTCTTTTTCTTATTTCTTTGAAAAGGATATTTTGTAATTGATTTAGTTCTTCTTTCTCCATATCTCTTATTGTTATTTTTTAATTAATTAGAGAGAGAACAATCAAGGCTAACCGCACATATACTATTCTCTCCCGACTACTTTAAAAAACTTTGATTTTCCGCACTCACACATACGACTTTTTATCCTTGGGCCTATAAGATAATAATAAGCAGTAGACAGGGCGAATCCAGATACTTCACGAAACTCCTTTATAGTAAATTCCTTTCCTTTAAGCTTTTCTAATGCTTCCTCAAATTCTTTTGTTTTTCTCATATCTCTTTTGTTATTTTAAACTCTCCCCCACCTAATAAATACTTTGTATCTACTAAGTGGGGGATTCTGATAGGGGGTTAGGCAACTTTCTTGTCTTCTGTTTTCTTGTCTGCTTCGTCTTCTATGGCTTCGTTCAACAGTTCTTCTGCTCCTTTGATGGCCCGTGCCACGTTATGTCCTTGCTCACTTAATCTGTATAGAGCAAAGAGTCGTGCCTTGCGCATGCTTACCGTTGACATTTTTCCTCCTTTCTTTGGTTTCCCCCCATATTCAGTTAAAAAGAACTTTCCTTGTTATTCAATATTTTCCATTATCCATATAAAAAATCCAAAAAGGGTAAGAGAGGTATTATTAAAAATCATTCCCATTGCTATTAAGAAAAGACCCATCCACATCATAGCTTTATCAATTCCTTTTTTCTTTTTCTTTTTCATACTTTAATCTATATTATATGGCCCGGAGTAAGGAGCCCAATGCCTTATCCCCTCATTTTCTAAAAGCCAGCGAGCACATTCTAAATTATCTTCTGCGTTAAACGGATCTATCGTCTTTCCAAGATTCCTCTCACAGTATTTCACTGTTGAGGGAATAAGTTGAGTTAGGCCCTGCCCTGATCCGCAACCAGCATAAGAACATACACTTGGATCGCCGCCACTCTCTCTCTTGATTATTTGCTCAAGCGCGTCTTCCACCTCTACTAAAGATCCAAGAACCATAGGGCGGTGGAGTGGCGCTACTCCTATCAAGCTGTTTCCTTGCATTAAAAGCATTTCTTTCTTGGGCCATTCAAGGATCGGCAGCACCTCATTCCTCATCTCCCTTACTGCTTGGAACATTATCAATCCCATAAGGATAAAGATAAGCATTGCCCAAGCAATAATGACTATTGCAAATGTTTTAAGATTCGGAGGTTCCTCCATTTCTTTTGTTAATTTATAAAACTGTCTCGCTAAACCTTTTAGCTTTTAAATCATCCTCACTAAGATCGCCCGTGTTTTTTGCTGTCTTAGTAAGGTTTGTTCCCCACCTAATATCAAAGTTGACCATATTGCCACGACCTCTTCTGTTGATGCTATATCTATCTATTGCCAGGGGATCATATTCGTAGAGGTGGCCACTCTTTTTGATATACATTACTATTCTCTTGTTTTTCCTTATGGCCAGTTTCCAGATTCTCTCACTAACCGATACTATATTTCCATAAGATGAAAACTTAGCCACAAGATACTCTGGCCCCACATCAATCGCTATCTTCCCATATTTATCCGCAACAGAATTGGAGAAGTTAACTTTGAACAGCTCTTGGTATTTGCCAAATGCTTCTCCAAGCAGATTTCCCCTGCCCATCTTTATTGGAACATCTTTTAAGTCGTCTTTAAACATTAAACCCTTTTGCTTTTAGGTTTTTTCTTACTTTTCCTACCGCCTCTTTAACCTTTTGACGATCTATATCGTCTGTTTCTTCTAAAGCTCTCTGAAACTTCTCCTCTTTTGCTTTGTTTTTATTTTTAGGAGTATATTTTGTATAAGAGTTTCTTTTGTAGTCTTTGATTTTCAAAGCGGCGTCTTTGTTGTTTTTCAAAGAGGCCTCTTTGTTTTTCAAAGAGGTTGGAACTCTACTAAGAAATATCTTCCCTAAACGATAATAAATCTTCTGACCACTTCTTTTCTCTGGAGTATCTAAAACTTGTCCTCTTTCATCTCTGGCCTCTATCCAACCCTGCTTGATACAGTTATCAATCGCTGCTGATATTGCTTGCGATGCCCTGCCCGTAAATTGCATTATTTGAGTATGAGAGATCCAGTCCTCTTCTTTCCTCATTCCAGTTTCAGTATCCTCAATCCAACCTAATGTTTTACGGGCTACCAATAAAACCACTCTTAACTCTGTGTCCTTCATCTTCTGCATCTCGCCATTAAAGAGATTATTTGGGATTTGAGTGGTGTTTGGGATCATCGTTTTAGTTCTTTCAATCTATTACAAATCTGCAAGGCAGCAAGAAAAGCCTTTTGATCTTTTTTATTCTCCTTAAATTCCCTGAAGTTAAACGCTCCTGTCTTTTTCCCAAACGCTATCACTATTCTGTGGCTAAGTTTCTCTCCGGTTTCTTCTTCATAGGCCAACTGATAACCTCCAGTTTGAAAGGCGCTTTCAACATAAATTGGGACCTCTATCACTTCTCCTGTTACTTTGTCTATCTTTTCATTGGTGCTTTTAAAGTCCACTAAAACCTTTTCCCCATTTCCATTCCTTGCGATTGCATCCAAAATACCGATAAAGTTCTTCTTCCTGCTATAGACAATCCTTTCTGATTCAATCCATTTGAATTGATGTTCCTTCTGGAATTTTAGAAAGCCATTGATACCATTCACAACTCCTTCGTCTTCAGGTATATCTGGATTCTTGTCCTTGATCCAAGCAGAAGCCCATTCGTGGATCTCTGTTCCAATATCTTTCGCTTCTTTTTGCGCTCTGCGATATTCCTTCTTAGCTGTTTCAATTAGTTCCAACTTCTGGCTTTCTTTCTTGATCTTCTTAATATCCCAGTTGTCTGTAAGGTAAAGGCCCATCATCTTTATCGCCCAGCCCATTAAAGCGCCTGACTTGTCAATAGTCCCAGTTGCTTTTGTAACCGATGTGATGTGTTTACCTTTACTATCGCGGAAGATATGGCGATTTTCGTCAAAGGTAATTATTGCTTTGCCTTTATAAAGATTGAGTTCTTTAATCATAAATTATTTTTTGACTTCGCTATTTAACAACGAAGCAATTATAATTCCAGCGTGCCTTTCTGTTATGTCAAAGTTGTCTAACTGAAGGCCTGTTCTCTTTTTTATGTCGGCCAATTTTTGTATATCGGTTCTCCCTTTGAGCATTTTCTTTAACTCCTCAATCTTTTTAACTTTAATTAAGGATGATTGTGCCTTTGGTGCTGGAGGCGCGGTAGCCGCTGTTACAACCCCTGGCTTCATCTCTTCAGCTGGAGTTGGTTCATACCCGGACAGTTTCATTACCCATCCGATCAGATTCCTAAATGCTTTTCCAATCGCTCTTGTTTGGGCCATTGAAAGAATTGCATACTCATCAAAGGATTTCTTTTTCATCTCTGACTTTGAGCAAAGAGCGAACCCGGTGCTTGCTACAGAGCCATCTCTCGTATTGATGATCTCTACTTTGGCCATCCATTTTATCTCTGAATCTTTCCCAATGTTTTCTACGCTGACAACTCTTGGAAAGAACCCGAGAAGGCCACCAGCAAACTGCCATCCTTCAACCATCACATAGTTTCTCCCTGCAATCTCGGCATACAATTTGTTCTTTATGATATACCTCTTGAGAATCTTTGACATCGTTACTATCTGGGTTGGCCTGTCAAGATTATATTTTCTGATAGCTTTCGTTGTCTTAGTCATTTTATTTAAGGTCTGAGGGTTGAAACGGAATTAGTGACCCAAAACCGCTTCTCCCCTCAAATCTTGTCGCTAATTTTTATAATCCCTTCTCTTTTTCTATATCGTAGGGTTCGATAGTTCCTCCAAGAGGATAATCTTCTGATCCTTCTTCCTCAAGATCTATTCCCTTTCTCTTGTAAGCAGGAGCAGTTATCATCTCCTCAAACTCCTTTTCTCCTTCTTGGCATACAAAATCTTTTTTCATTTAGAGTTGTTTGTTATTGGTTTATTAATCCGACCTTTCAATATCTGGGATATTCTCCCAATCGATAAATTGAATATCTTTGCGACCTCATCCAAAAGAAAACCCTCCTTGTAAAGTTGGGCTATAACCACATCTCTTCTCCTTTTGATAATTTGGCTTCTTGTTCTTCTTGTTTCTTTTCCCATTTTAGTTTGTTTTTAGTTCTGTTTTAATTTTATCATATCAAAAACCTTTGTCAACTGTTGATAACTAAAAAGCCGACTTTCATCGGCTTTCAAGAGGTTTACTCTTCTCCTTCCTCCGCGCCTTCTTCCTGGCCTTCTTTTTGGCCAAGTTCTTCTGTTTGTTCCGTTTTCTCTTCATCTTTACTCTTTATCTCTTGCCGCTTTCAGCTCAGGCAAGTTTACATTAACAAATTTAGTTACCTCCCCAGCCACCAGTCCTATCAACGTAACAACAAATGGATCCAGATTAAGCAGACCCAGGCTTGCCATTACCTCTTCCAAGAACATTATAATAAGCATTCCCCCCGCCCTCCAGAGGTAGGATATAGCTCTATGTTTCAGCTTTTCTTTTACTTCTTGACTCAACATACATCTTTTAGCCCAAAATCGCCACAGGGCAATTTTAGAGCGATAACTTGATATACCTACGACCTTTATACTAACTTATACCCTCTAAACTTTTTAATATAACTCGCTATTGATGTTCCATAGGTATCCTTCCTTGCGTGTCCTGTTTCCAAAAACACCCTGACCCCTCCTATGCCCCCCAGGTGCGCTCCTGCGATAAGTCCTGAAAGCGTAATATGCACCCCTGCTATGTATGTATTAAGGTAGGACCCAAATCTTGACTGAATCTGTCCGGTTAAATCCTCAACGTGTCTTTTGAAAATCTTATCCTGAAGATTGGGGTTATACAAAAGTATCAGTTTAGAATATCCTGACTTCCAACGAAAGCACCTGTTAGAAAATCCAGTAGTCCCTGGTATTCTTGTCGTGTATCCAAGATCGCAAAGCCGGGCCATTCCAAACTGGTATTTTCCAATATAACCAAACGGATTGACTACTTGATAGTTTCCTCCTGACTCTCTCCTCCCAAGGGCTTCCTGAAAGGCGTAATAATTCTTTTCTTTTTCCTTTTTTAGAGATAAAGCCCGAACCCGTTTTTGTAGATCAAAGATTTTAAGAGTAATAAGTTTAATCATCTTTTTAAGTAATGATAATAATATTTTTTCCTCTTTATTATTCATTTAATGATGGTTATTTTTCTCTAAAAACTTGAGCAACGCTTCTATAGTAAAGGCTAATTTCTGATGAGACTTCTCAAGATGATGCCTGCTTTCAATATCATGGCTTAAATGGTTCTTTATGAGAAGGTTCATGTTCTCGTCTTGTTTGGTCACGAATCTTAAAAACTCCTTAACCACTAAGTATAGAACTGCTGATATGAAGATCGTTGCGCCAAATTGTGCAAACTCTGCTAAGGCCATAGTTTCAAATTCATCTTATCTTCCTAATCTTCTCTCGAGAGATTCGACAGTCTCTCCTCTTTCTTCGGTTACCATCCACCTCTCAATATCATCGGGCTGGATAGTTGCCATCTTCTTATTTCTATTCCACTCCTTAGTGGTAAATTTTTCGTCTAACTCATCATTTCTTTTCCGCATCAATTCTTCCAACCTGTTTGTAGCTTGTTCATTGTAATCCTTGATCATTCCCACTAATTCCTGATCCTTCTTTAAATCAGCCATATTTTTATGTTCCTTCTTTTCGATTCTGGTCATAATCTTTTCTTTCATTCTAATGTAATCGCTTTTTCTTACCTTCTCGCCAAAAAACTCATTATATTCAACATAGGTGTAAGGCATCAACTTACTTAATTCCTCATGCATTTTCCTATACTCTACTGCTTCCTTAGTCATCTGTCCTACAAATAACTGTATGAACGATTCCTCTGGAGATACGCCTTTCCTTAACTTTCCCTCCGCAGAATAGTAGCCACCTTCTTTCAGGGCCTTTAAGAAGTTATCACCTCTTTTCAATTCTACACCGGCAGGTAAATGGGTTAGCCACTCTTTCCTAAATCTTTCTGCTGCAGCTTCTCTGTCCCCTCTGGCAATATCATAAAGGGACTCCACAACCAATTCTAAATCCTTTAGAACTGGAACCTCGTCAGGATTGGTAATGGTTCTCCAGATAGCCAATGGCAAGAACCAGTAGGCCGCCATCTGCTTTTTAACCTTTTCTGCTCCCCAGAGATATAAAGGAATAGCCAATAATAGGAACTTAACCCATTTGGCAAGCCCGGGATTTTTAACAGGATTCATTCCAGAAGAAGGATGTTTCTTGGCATAATCAAGGGCCTCCTTGCCCCAGTCCATAAAGAGTTCCATTTCAAGTATCATCCACTGTTTAAATTGGTATAGAGGCCGCCCTACAACGGTTTGAGAAGCTAAGGGGGATTGCGCCTTTCCATACAACCCCTGGGTTTTTCCTAACAATCGTCTAACTTCTGTCCGAGTTTTGAGACTTAATTCTCCAGACTTAAACTCGTCTTCAGGAATCAAGGCCAGAGTAGGAATACCTCGCAGATAGAACTCTCCCATCTTCATAAAGATATAAAGGTTTCTTTCTATCGCGGTTAGCTTGTTCCACATCCCTTCTGCAGGGTCCAACCAAAAACTCTGTTCTGTGTATCCGTATTTGTCGAGAATCATTCTTCCTTGTTTGGTGATCAGTCGTTTGTGGCCCAAAGCGAATTGAGTAACGGGCATTTCGGCAAAGCTGTTTAAGGTTCCACCTATCACATTGACAAACCCTGAACCAAGATTAAGTGCCAGCAATCTTAAATACTCATAGCGGACTGCCATGTCAGAGATGTTGTGCGCTTTTCTTCCCCACTTATAATCTAATGGCCTTCCCCGAATGTTTTGAAGCCACTTTCTAAGATAGATTTGCTTATTGCCTGGCAAGAATCTTCTCATCCTGAGAACATCAGGCATAACAGGATCAAAATGCTTTTTAAAGTAATAAACCTGGGCGTAAGCGCCGACTGCCCTGTATATTCTCTTGCTATAAGCATTGTATTCGTTTCTGGGCAGGGCAAAAGGACTAAACTTTTCTGCGCCAAGGATATACTCTAAGTTAGCAACAATACTCGGAGCAATTCCTGCCTCTCTTCTAATGGGTAAAAGAACCTCTTTTAAGGCCTGTGCCAGCCCTTCTTTTGCAATCTTCTCGGTAAATGTCTGAGGAGTATGGGTAAAATACTTCTTCCTTATTCTCCTTGGCTTCATTACAGAGAGAGAATCCTCCCACCACTTTTTAAGAAACTCTGCCAACTTCTTTGTTTCGGGACCCGGAGCTTCTATCTCTTGTTCTATGTATCTAACTACATTCTCATCTACATTTTTATTTTCTTTCTTTGCGGCCTTATATAACTCAGTCAGCTTTTTATTGAGCTTTATCAAGTCCATTCGCATATCCTCTTCTTGTGTTGATATTTGATGATAAATCTTATCTAATATCGGTGATCCTTTGAAAACATCTCGAGGCGCTCTCAATAAACTTATGATGTATTTAATGTCTTTCTCTCTAACGTTTCTTAAAACATCGCCAGTAGTAACTGCTCTCCTTTTAAGAAGCGAAGGCGGAATAAAATCACTCATTGCATCCAATGTTTCTTTATCTACCAATGTAATCTGGCCAAACTTATCAGGAGTAAGACCTATCAATGTTGTATGAAGTTCGTCAAGCTGTTCCTCGCTTAAATTCTCAAGCCGGGTTCTTTTTTCACCAGTAAAGCCATTTCTAAGTTGACTCAAGACATAACGGTTGATACCCCTTGTTTCTGCGGTCTCATTAACCCTTTTTATTCTCTCTACCATTTCAGGAGTAAGAGCCTGTTTTTGTTTTACTGCCCTTGGTTTTTTAACAAACTCCTCCATTACTTCGGGTTTCCACAATACTGTCAGCTTTGGATATTCCATAACCCAGCCCCTGATAACCATATCGTCTAAAACCTCCTTGTATTCTACAGGAACTGGTTCGCCCTTTCTAACAGTATCCATTACTTCTTTTTCTATCTTGGTTGGCGCTCTTGTGGTTACCCAATACTCTTCTGATTTATCTCTAAGAAAGGTTGTCAATCGGAACAATCTGTTTTTCTCTTCAACAGACATTTCGTTCCATCTCTTTTTAAATTCTTTATTCGTTCTTAACTTTTTCTCTATTTCCTTATTGGTTAACCTTTGCCTGTATATCCCTTTCTTTTCTCTAAAAAGATGTTGTAAAGATGTTCCTTGTCCTTCCTTTACCGTAACCGCATCAAGAATCTCAAGGCTCGCATAGGTATGCAATAGGTCTTTTACTTCTTTAAGAAAACTGACCTGATTATCAAGATCAATGTTGCTGGCTATTATTGCTTGTGTGGCATTGCTATAGATAGCCCCTCGCAAGATATCACCTGCAAACTTTTTTAAACCAACATCTAAAGAGAAGCCCTTGATATCAACCCTACTGACTATGTTCCTGGAATTCAGATAAATAATTACCACTGTTTTAGCTTTTTTATCCAATATAGCCCTGGTAAGGCTTGCTACATCTTCTGGAGTAAGAATCTTTTTTCCATATAGGTGTGGGTTTTCCCGGACAGTCTGCTGAGGTTCTACCACTCTTATTTTTATCTTCCCATCTACTCTTTCTTTGAATTTAATAGTATCACTATGGAACTTCCCTTTTTGGGTCCCAAAGAATCCAAATTCTACAGTATTCATTATGACATGCCCTCTATTCTCAATGCCTAAGATCTCTCCTGTTTCTTGCAATCGGCGCTGTATTGCCAAATCCTCTTCCGAGGGATCTACTTTTCCTGAAGGGTGATTGTGAACAAAATAATTACTTTTGGCTCTTGATAAAACACTACTCTTAAACGCTTCCATAGGATTGACCAGGTTAGCATTTGTGCTTCCAATAGAAACATTGTCAACATTTATGATTTGACCCTTGTCGTCTAAATTAACAACAAAAAACTTCTCCCTGCTTTCGTTCTTTAGTTCTTTAAAAAGGACTGCTATATCTTGGGGAGATTTCACTTCTTGCTGACCGGTAAGAATAAACCCTTTGTCTCGCAGTTTCAGGGATATAACGGACTCTCTCTTGATCCCTGGCACTTGCTTTTGCATCTCACCTCTCTTTCCATATTTGACCCTTTTATCTGCTACGCCTTCCACATTTTTCTTGGCCTGCTCTCGCAGTTCTTCAATGGTGTATCTTTTCTTGTCTGTTTCCAACCAGCTCTCATAAGCACTCCTGGCTGTTTCAGAGTCAGGATAGCCAAGCTCTTCAGACATATCATCTCCGTTCCTACTAAAAATACTTTTCCCTACTCCTGTAACCTCTGGCAATTCTCCTGTCTTTTTATTAGCGTATTTATGTAGAGTGGCAACTGGGTTCTCTTTTGCCACTTCCAACCTGATTTCCTGTTCTGCTTTTAATCTTTGAAATTCTGTTTCTATGTCTATATCTTTTTTCTCAATAGGAGTTTCGGCCTCAATCGCCTTCATTACTCTTTCATATATAGCTTTGCTTACCTCCTCCTCAGTAACCCCGAGTTTCCTGAATGTCGCCTGTTCTTTTTTAGGCAATTCAGAAACTTTTACTGTTTGTTCCAATTCTTCAGCCCATTTTTCAAAGGTTTCTTCTGGGACTGTTACTTTTTCTATTTTTTCCACAGGTTTTACAGGTTTAGCTTTAATTTCTTTAACAATCTCATTAACTGCTCGTTCCATCCCAAAAAAATCAACTTCTGCCAATTCTGGATGTCTCAATACGTGACTATGGATTATTTCATGAAGCAAGGTATCACCTAAATCTTTTTCGCCCTTTTCGAGTAGCACCCAATGATTACCCTTACCATCAATGTGTAATCTGCCGCCCTCTCCCTCGCGCGCTCCAGTAAATTCTACTTCTTTAATTCCTTTAATATCTAAACCTTTCCTGATATCAGCAGGAATTTTATCTAACGCTTCCTCGTATAGTTTCTGTATTTTGGGATCTCTACTAAGCACTTTCTCTACTTTTTCCACGGGTTTAACTTCTGGTTTAACTTCTTTAGTGGCTTGGTTGTAAAAGTCGGTAAGTTGTTGTTTGGTTTGTTTTATTTCTACGGCAACTGGCACACTCTCAACATTTTCTTTTTTATATGCCTCAAAGCGATGATTCCCGTCTAAAATTACACCTTCTTCATTAATTACTATGGGGGGCAGTTCTTCTCCTTCTTTTATTGCTCGCATCAAATCTTTCCCATATTCGGTTTCCCATTCATAGGGTTGAACAAAATCTGTTTGCTCTAATTCATATATTGATCTATTTTCTAATCTAAAAAGAGATTTTTTAGATTCTTTCGGAATATCATTTCCCAATTTTGTTATTTCATCTGAAGTTTTCAAACTTTCTACAAACTCCTCTGCACTCTTATACTTCCTTGCCTCTACGGCTAATGGTTCTAATTCTTTGGAGATTTTTTCTGGGATAACTTCTTTCTTCTCTTCAAGGAAAATCTCCTCCACTTTGATCTCTTCTTCTTCTCCTGGTCTAACTTCTGGTTTGACCTCTATTACTGGGACTTCGGGTTTAACCTCTGGTTCCACTTCCCCAGGTGGCAATGGAATAACCTCTGGCGCTGGGATTCTCTCAGCCAAGAGTTTCTTAACGTCTGGAGCAGGAAGAGGTATTGGCACCACTGGCAAAGGAGCAGGCTGGCTTACAGTAATTGTAGGCAATACTCGTTTTAAACTCTCTTCTAACATAAGGGTATGAGACCTGACAGGAGAAAAATTAACCCACTCTTTCAGTCCTCCTAATGCAAAGTTTCGTGCAGGAAAATCCAAACCTGCAGGCATTGGAATCTCTACTTTACAAAACGCTTTATTCTGAATCTGCAAAAGAGGCTCAGTCACCTCAAAACCTTTTACCATCCTGCCATGTGGAGTTTCTGTTATAGTAACCCACTTGTTAGGATGTCCTTTTACTCCTGCGTGCCACTCCTTATAACCGAACCTTGAATACCCTCTGGGAACTTCTGTTAGTTTTCCTGATCTGACTAATTTATTGGCGAGAACTTCCTGCTTGTATGGCGGAACCTCAATAACCGTTTCAATCGTTGGTCTTTTAATAAGAGCTTCGATATAAACAGGCATTCCGAAGAAGGTAACAAAAGGTAAAGACCTGGCCATTTGTTGAGTAACAACAAGAGCTTTAGCTTCTATTTCACTAAGCCCCATGTTTGTATATTGTTCTCGTTGGGTTCTTGTTCCTGTAAGAGGGCCAAGCCAATCTCCTATCGTCCCTGGCAGTTTTACTTCTCCCAGCGACATGTTGGTTATTTCCTCTACCGCACCGATTGTAGGAGTGGCTATAAACTGGATAGCGTCTTTGGGATATGATTTTATTAACCCCCAGAGATTCTTTCCCAATTCGTTTTCAAACCATTCTAATTTGTCATTAAATGGGAGTTCTTTCCAAGCCTTGTTTTCTTCTGCGATTGCCCTGATGTTCTCATCTTTAAAGCCAGGGAACATTTCTTTAAGAGTATCGAGTGTAGCTGCTGGTAATTCTCTCACAACTTCCATTGGAGTAATCGGCCCCTCTACTGGAACTTCTTTCCATGTAGGTAATGGTAATGGAGCAACCTCTCCCTCTTTAGAAACAGGCATTTCTTTCTCTGTCCAAACCCCGGTAGTCTGATCCTTAACCATTGTCGTTTTGACTTCTACTGCTTTCCTTTCTACTGGAGCTTCCTCTTCTCTTCCTGTTTCCGATAAAAACCTGTCATAGCTGGAGGCATATTTTTTCGGAACTTCCTCAACCGGAGGTTTTTTGAAAATCTTTTCTTCGACACCTTTTGGCAAAACAAACCTAACCGCTCTTTTCCAAAACGGCTCTTCAATAGGAGTTTCTACAGGAGGTTTCTCTTCCTCCTTCTCTTTCCTTGATTCTAAAAAACGCTTATAAGAATCCATAATGTTTATGATATTATTACCATTCTCCTTCTCCTTCCTTCGTCTGCTCTAATACCCAGTAAAAATATGCTTCATTTGATTCTGCTTTTTCAAGATTTCTTTCCATAGTTTCACCAGTATCATCTTGTGTAATCCAAGCCCTCACCTTTGATTTTTCGCTTGAAGTGGGTTTAAATCCTTTATCATCCTCTTTCGGTGCAACCTTTCCTTTAAATATGGTTTCAACACTCATCTTACCATCTGGGCTAATTAATAAAACATCGTAATAAGAGTTTCCTGCCTCGTCTGTCCTTGTTGTAACTGTTTGGATTTTGTCTTCTGGGGCTATAGCTCCAATTTGAGAGAAAATTCCACTTGGGAGTCCTGATTCGACTTCCATTTGGGCCACCTTCATTTTCTGATCATCAGTAAGGTCATCATAGGAAAGA